CGTTGGAAGGTAACCGAAGAAAGATTATTCAGCGGATCGTAGATGCAACTAACAGAACATCCAGACGGCATGGTGAGGTATGAGCTGGGAATGGGAATTACAGGTAGCCATATACACTAAACTTACGGCTGACATTACGCCTCTTGTGTATAGCGATGGCGGCGTTCCGGATAATGTTGAGTCGCTTTATGTCGTGATCGGCAATGACACAGCGATTGAATGGGACACAGACGGCAGTACCGGGTTTGAATCAACCGTCACAATTCATACCTGGGACACAGGTTCCAGCGGATCATACAAGCTGTGCAAGGAGTTGATGGGCAATATCTACGACAGTTTGCATCGTGCAAGTTTAACTGTTACAGGGTATGATGTTGTTGGTATAGATCAGGAATTAAGCGAATCATTCATAGATGCAGACGGATTGACCCGACACGGTGTTCAACGGTTCCGCATCTTTGCAAGACAGTCCTAACGGAGGGCATGTAAAATGGCAAATGAAATCCTTGGCCGCGATGTGCCAATATCAATTGATGCAACAGTCGTCGGCGTATTTCGTACAAAGTCGATGAACATTAACAACGAACCCATTGACGTTACTGCGGACGGTGATTCAGGCGTTCAGCGTTACCTGGACACGCCCGGTCAGAAATCGGTTGAAATCAGTGGATCAGCCATGTTTGATTCAACGGATGAGACCTTGCTTGATAAAGCGTTCTCTACTGATTTGATTGTTGCTGTTGAGCTTGACTACACGACATTCACAATCGGCGGGGATTTCTTTATGTCATCTTTGAGCCTTTCGCATGAGTACAATACGGCCGTAACTCAAGACGTTACATTCAGTTCATCCGGCGCCATCGCCAAGACTGCGGTTTAACTATGGCAGCTATCTGGCATGACATCGAAATTGATTGGAACGGCGAGACGTACCGCGTCCGGCCAACACTGGATCTGATTAACCATCTTGAGCGCAAGCCTGGTCGGTCGATCAGTCAAATGATGATGAGGTTGCAGGCTAACGACCTGCCATCTGGCGCTGCCTGTGAGCTGATAGCAGACGTTATCAGGCGTGCCGGTGGCGACGTTACACCGGACCAGGTGTACGAGCAGACGGCAGGCATAGGTGTTGAGGTGCTGGGATTGGCTAGCACTGTCCTGGTGGCTCTGTTGCCCGATGTTAAGCAAGGGACCACATCAGCGACAGGCGCTAAAAAAAAGGCACCGGCGAAGCGAAGGAAGTCGACTGGCGCGAAATCTACGGAATAGCGGTTAGCGACATTGGCCTGTCCCCGTCTGAAGTCAGGCAAATGACATTCGGGGAGATCGGTGCTGTGATCTGGGCGCGTCGTCGTGATAGCGAAGAACGTCAAGACGATGATGTTAAAGAAAGCATGTATCGCAAGCTGCAACAGATCAAGGGGCGCACGCTTTGACAATGCAAAATGGTATCCGGGTTCGCATATATGGCGATGATTCGGATTTAAAGAAAACGCTTGGCGATTCAGCCAAACGGATAGCGAAATGGTCTGCTGTTGCAGCGACTGCCGCTGCCGTGGGTGGCGCTGCTCTGGTCAAGTCAGGGCTTGAAAACGTTGACGCACAGGCCAAACTTGCCAAGCAGCTAAACACCACATCAGCCGACCTCGCAAAAGTTAAACGGGCCTTTGACCTTGCTGGTGTATCGCAGGAACAACTCCGTTCCGGTACTCGCGCACTAACCAACCGACTGTCACAAGCCGCACAAGGCACAGGCCCGGCTGCTGATGCGTTTGAAAAGCTAGGCCTGAGCCTTGAGTATGTTAGCAGTCTTCCTCTGTCTGAAAAGATTGATGCAATAAATACTGCACTCAATAATAATGTTGATGAAAACGAACGAGCAGCCATTGCCGCAAAGATATACGGTGAAGAAGCCGCGCTAGCTATTGCCAAGATCGACCCCAACACCATACGCAGAGCAGGCAAAGAGGTTGAAGCTCTTGGGGCTGCATTCTCTGAGATTGATGCGAAGAAAGTCGAAGATGCAAACGATGCCTTGGGTGCCCTGGGATTGGCTGCCGGTGGTGTTAGGGATCGGTTTACCATTGAGCTTGCACCTGCCATTACAGCCGTTGCCGAGAGCATTAAAGAAGAATTTATCGATGCTGGTAGTGATATGCAGACGGCTATTAAATCAGCCGCTAACGCATCTATAGAAGCATTTGCTACCCTTCTGGAAGGGGCTGGGACTGTATTATCTTTTATTGATAACAACAAGGATCTTACTCAGTTCGGCGTTCTGGGTTATATAGTGTTTGGAAAAAAAGGCGCATTGATAGGTTCTGCTATCGGCGCAACCTTTAGCATAATCAAGGAGGGTTTGGCTGATGTTGGAGTGGGCGTTAATGACGCAGAGCATCAAGCCAGACGGTTTTTAAACGTACAAGAAGACATTGCAAAGCAAGAATTTATCATACAGAGGCGCAGAGATAGTGCGGACCCTGATGCAATATATGATCAATTCAATCCTGATCCTGTTGCGGCTGCCGTTAAAGAACTGGAAAGACTGAAAAGGGTAGAGGCTGAATTACAGATAGGGGTTGATTCCAATAGTGAATCATTAGAATACTTCAATGCGTTAATGTCAGACAGTTCAGGCGTTGCAGGAACTCTCAGTCAAGGATTCATGTCAGCGGCCGCCGCGCTTCGTGATCTTCAAACAGCGCAGGATGATACGGCAAACAGCTTTAAAATTCCAACACACGGCGAGTCAATGGGTGACACACCCGGCGCGCCTGACGTTGCAGAAGATCCAGAGGTCATAGCAGAGCAGAACAAGCGCGATAAGATGCTCGCAATTTATCAAGACTATGCAACACAGCGAGGGGCATCCGGCGAGAACTTCCGAATGACTGACCTAGAACGCCAGAAGGCATTTAACGAAGCTCAGGAAGAACTGGAAGAAGCCACAGGAAAGCAAAAACTTAGTATGGCTTCCAGTGCTTTTGGCAATCTATCAAGTCTGATGGAAAGCGAAAACAAGAAAATGTTCGAGGTCGGCAAAGTAGCTGCTTTGGCCCAAGCTGCTATTGATGGGTATGCCGCCGTAGCATCATCCTACAAAGCAGGTGCTGCTATTGGTGGACCGGTGGTCGGTGCTGCGTTCGCCGCCACTGCCGGTGTTGCTGCGGCTCAAAATTTTGCGAATATAGCTAACACCAGCTTTGGTTCAAAGTCCGCACCATCAGCACCAGGCGGGGGCAGTAACCCGCAAGTACCTCAGCAACAAGAGCAGCAACAGCAACAGTCAGAACCTGAACGAGTGCTACGCCTTGAGCGCCTTGACCCATCTGCCTTGGTGTCTGGTGAGGTTGTCAACAGGCTTGCAGAGGAACTGGTACAATATCAGAAAGACGGCTTTAACCTGGTGGCATCATAATGGCAGCGATAATCAGTAGTGCGTTTGTTCTATCCCCGGCGGTACAAGTTGATGTTGGGAATCTTGGTATTATTGGATCTGACAATGTTGTTACCTTTGATTCAATATCAGCAACATCTGAGCTTGCTACCAACCCCATCACTAACGCGGCAAACCCGGCCACATCATTTACCTGGATAGCATCAAGCGATGCTGATCAGACAATAACGATTTCTTCGGATGCACAGGAAATTGATTACATTGGAATTGCCCGGCATAACTTAAATCAGTTTGGCGCTGAAATACGCATACAGTTTGACGGTCAGACGGTCATCGACTGGTCACCCGTTGCTGATAGCCAGTCTCTGTTGTATCTAGTTAACAAGGCGTCACCGACCAGTATAACCATAGACATACGCGACGTGACCACTGCGGCAAAGGTTGCCGTGATCTATGTCGGAAAGGCTATCAGATTGCAGCGCGGCATCTATGTTGGGCACACCCCAATTACATACGGCCGTAATCGAACTACCGTCAACGGCGTGTCTGAAAATGGTCAATACCTGGGCGAGATTGTTACCCGTGAAACCCGCTCAACAAACGTCGATCTAAAAAACCTGACAGCCGCATGGTATCGGGAAACGCTCGATCCGTTTTTTGGAGAGAAACCCCGGCGGCCTTGTTTCTGGGCATGGCGTCCAAAAGACTACCCGGCTGAAGTGGGGTTCTGTTGGGTTGAGGGTAATCCACAACCATCAAATCAACGATCCAACGGCATGATGCAGATCGGCTGGGCATTCAAGGGTATAGCATGACAGAGCGCATTACATACATTGAACTGGATCTTGACCGTTGTTCATTGACCTACGGAAGCTCGCCCTGTACAGCAGCAATAGGCGTGACGGGTGAGCGTAAATGCTTCAACTGCTTTGCGACGTGCCAAGATAAAGACAATTACGCATCAGAAACAGTGACAGCCCGCTACTCAAAAGCCAGCGGTGCTTTGCCGGTAGAAATAGACGCCATCCCAAGCATTCAAGATGTATCGCTACGACCTCAGAAATTAGAGCTTGGCGAGTCAATCGGCATACGTGCCAGCATGACAGTTACATTCAAAGACCATCGGTACCCGGACACAGGACCGGAGGGTGACCGGTACCTTGACGACCGTGAATATGACCCATACACACTGGGCACTTACTTTGGCAAGTTCCGCACACGTTACCCTTACACTCGATTCAATGACATACGGTTAATCCGTGGCACG